GCCAGAAAAATATATAAAAACTTTTGGTCCAAACCCAGCTGGTGGTCAATACAAAGTAAGAAACAATGACGGCACTACTAAGTCTGATGGTTTTGAAGGTATGGTACTTTCTACATCTGACGTTTACTTATTCATTACAGGTAGAAATACTGGTGTGTTATATGAAGATGCCTCTTGGACTACTCCTGTAACGAGTACAGGTACTTACACGGGCACTGATGCAGAAATCTATGGATATGCTGGACCTGATTATATCGTAAGTTTCTACGCACACGAACAGATACCTGCGTATCAAGATCCACGAACGATGTTTGTTATCGAGTGGAAAGAGATCAAACAACAGTAATGCCTAGTATAATTCAAAACTATGGTTATCGCTGGAATTGGGCAGAACATCCCAATCAAAAAGTAGTTTTCGACGGTGCCACGAGAGTCATTTATGTTAATGAAGGTGTCACTGAGGTAAATGTTAAAACAGATCTGTATTCTGGCTGGAAGGAATGGGTTCGATTTTCACAACAAGGGCCTAATGCTTCTGCATTTCTAGGAGCGTTTAGTGTTGTTGGTGGTGAGGATATCACTAATGAATTGAGTGTTGGAGCTACATTCTTCTTAGAAAACGGTTGGAGGATCCAACCATTCGCCCAGGCAGGTCTAGCTTATACATTGACCATTAATGGAAACCTGTTTACCAGAGAGGTTGGAGAAAATCCATTCTTACTGGCAGCAGGTGTATCGGTATCGTTGGTACGATCTAATATTGTCGATCTGATTCGTGTTGAATCACTTTCTGCTAATATTACACAAGAAGATATTGACGCTATCAAGGTAGCTGTGGCTGATCAAGTATGGGATGAACTGGTAACTGACCATACAATTGAAGGCACGACTGGTAAGAAGCTCAAGGATAATTTGACTCAAATAAAGTATATTGCTCGGATTTAGAAAAAAATATAAATAACTCTATAAGTAATTAGGAGATAACAAATGAAATCTTTAAAAGCCCTTTTGGCTGAACTAGCACAACCCAAGCCAGAAGAAGAAAAAAGATTTAAAGAATTGCACAACATCGAAAAGATTGATTATGTGATTCCACAAGAACACGTTTTCAGTGGCGAAATCGAGCCACAGGCAAGATTAGCCGATGCTGGTGATGATTCCACTTATGACTCTTCTTACGATAAGACTAAGAAAGCTGCTCAGCCGATTAAAGAAGGTGTTGATGGCCGACGCAAAGAATTCAAAGAGAAGCTCCGCGCGTTGCTTTATGCTAAGATGCAAAAAGAAAAGAAAGAAGCTGACTCTGCAGTCGTAGAATCTTTGACTGATCAGTTGATGGATTTGGCCGAAAATCCTGCAGAAGAAATTCCTATGATGGAAAAGCAACTTGCATTTATCTCTTATGCTGCCGATGAAATTTCTGACTACGTTCGTAAATCTGGTGATCCAGAAGAATGGTATCAGAACAAATTAGCAGAAGCCCATGGTTCTATCAAGTCTCTCTATTCTTATGCTCAGGGAGAGATGAACATGATGTCTACTCCTGCTATGGCAGAAGAAACCGAAGTCGAAGAAGGTTGTGGTGATGGACACGACAAGAAGAAAATGAAAAAAGAAGCAGAAGTCGAAGAAGACGCTGCTGCATTCATCTTCGCCGCTGCCGCTGCTAAAAGAGACGGCAAAAAGAAGTTTAAATTTGGCGGCAAAGAATTCCCTGTGACAATTAAGGGTGATGTTGCCAAGCCAAAGAGCAAATAACGATAAACTTAATCACTTATAAATAAGTCCTAAAGAAAAGGTTTAACACATGCATTTAATTACAGAAGTAACACAAGATTGTTCTGTTCTCACAGAGGCCAACGAAGAAACCGGCAAGAAGTCTTACTTCATTGAAGGTATCTTTATGCAAGGGGATATTAAAAACCGTAATGGTCGCATTTATCCAGCCAAGGTCTTAGAAAAAGAAATGAATCGATATGTAAAAGAATATATCGAACCAAAAAGAGCCTTAGGTGAACTGGGTCACCCTGATGGTCCTACAATCAACGGTGATAGAGTTTCGCACTTAATCACTTCGATGACTCAAGAAAAATCAGATTTTATCGGTAAAGCAAAAATTCTTGGTACTCCAATGGGTGAGATTGTAAAAACTTTCATCGACGAAGGTGTTAAGGTTGGAGTTTCTACCAGAGGCCTTGGTTCAGTCAAGGCTTCAAAAGAAGGTGCTATGGAAGTTCAAGAAGACTTTCATCTCGCCACTGTAGACATTGTTACTGATCCATCTGCACCGAATGCGTTTGTTAATGGTGTTATGGAAAATGTTGATTACTTTTATGACATCGCTTCAGGACATTGGGTTGCTCGTCAATCCATAGAAGAAGTTCTTGAAGAAGTTGTTGTAGAAGTTGAAAAACAGTATAGGAAGGTTGTAAAAAGAATTGATGAGGCTACTGCAGCTCGCATGTTGGAAAAGTTTATTTCCGGTCTTAAAAATTAATTTTATATAAATAAGAAATACTTTTTGCAATTAAGTATAATTTTAAAAAAGGAGAATCACATGGCAGACGAAAATCAAGTTGTTGACGCAGCTTTAGAAGATGCGCCTGTGCAGGTTGAAGAAGCTACTGAGACTACTGCGGAAGTGGTAGAGGAAGTTGTTGAAGTCGAAACTTCTGTTGCTTCTCTGTTCGAAGGCGAAGATCTCTCTGAAGAATTCAAAAACAAGATGTCTATTGTTTTTGAAGCCGCTGTTAATGAAGCTGTTGATGCTAAGGTTGCTACTCTTTCCGAAGAGTTAACCGAAAAGCTCAATGCTGAAATGGCAGAATCTTTAGAAGAACAAGTCGAAACAATTGTCGAAAATCTCGACAAGTATCTCGACTACGTAGTAGAACAGTGGATGGAAGATAATGAAATTGCTGTAGAGACCGGTATTAAGGTTGAAATGGCCGAATCTTTCATGGAAGGTTTGAAAACTTTATTCGAAGAGCACAACGTTGAAATCAATGAGGAAACTCACGATGTTGTTTCTACTTTAGAAGAAGAAATTTCAGAATTAAAAACTACTTCAAATGAACTTGTAAATGCAAATATCGAACTTCAATCTAAGATCAATGATTTCCATGCTGACAAAGCATTGGACACTGTTGTTGAAGGGTTGACTGATATCGAAATTGAACGTTTTAAAGTTCTTTCTAATAACCTGGACAAAAAGGATCTTGAGGTTTATTCCGATAACCTGAAGACCATTAAAGAATCTTTCTTCGCAGAAGCTCCTGCACAGAAAGAGGTTCATGGTGATGAAGAATCGGAAATCATTCTTGAAGAAGATGTAGCTATTGTTGCACCTGCTTCTGAGTATGGTTCTGTAAATGCTCTTGTCGAGGCACTCAACGCAAGAAAAAACAAATAATAAGTGATCAGTTAAAATTAGGTTTATATAAATAATTTTCATAGTAACTTTTATAACAAAATTTAACAAGGAGATAGATACATGTCGAACTATCAAAAACTTGTGGAAAAGTGGGCGCCAATTCTAGAGCACGAATCTTTTTCACCAATTCAAGATGCACATCGTAAAGCTGTAACCGCAACTGTTCTTGAGAACACTGAGCGTGCACTTGCTGAAACCGGTGATCTTTCTGCAAACATGACTTCATTGTTGTCAGAAGCTGCACCTAACACAAACACGGATCCAGGTAGTACTGGTAACGCTGGTTTTTCTAGTGCAGGTGCTTCACCTGTTGCTGGTTATGACCCCGTATTGATTTCATTAGTACGTCGTGCAATGCCTAATATGATTGCATATGACATTGCTGGTGTTCAACCAATGACTGGACCTACTGGTCTGATCTTCGCCATGCGCTCCAAGGTCGGTGCTCCAGATTCTGCTGATGAAACTTTCTATGCAGAAGTTGATACTGACTACTCTGGTGCTGGTACTCACGCCGGTGCTTTAGGTACAGGCGGAGAAACTACTGGTACTGGTAAAACAACTGCTGCTCAAGAAGCTGCCGTTGGTGCTGGTGATATTAACCAAATGTCTTTCTCAATCGAGAAAGTTAGTGTTACTGCCAAGAGCCGTGCTCTGAAAGCAGAATACACCACTGAATTAGCCCAAGATCTTAAAGCTGTACACGGTCTTGACGCTGAAACGGAACTGGCTAACATTCTCCAAGGTGAAATCCTTGCTGAAATCAATCGTGAAGTTATTCGTACTCTTTACGGTGTTGCCAAACCTGGTGCTGTTGGTACTGCTACGCCTGGTACTTTCGACCTTGATGTTGACGCTAATGGCCGATGGTCAGTAGAGAAGTTCAAAGGTTTGATGTTCCAAATTGAACAAGAAGCTAATGCAATCGCTAAAGCTACTCGTCGCGGTAAGGGTAACATCGTTGTATGTTCTTCAGATGTTGCTTCTGCTCTTCAAATGGCTGGTATGTTAGATTATACTCCTGCTTTGAACAGTAATTCTCTCACTGTAGATGATACTGGTTCTACCTTCGCAGGTGTATTAAACGGTCGATTCAAGGTTTATATCGATCCTTATGCAGGTGCTAACTACTTGGTTGTCGGTTACAAGGGATCTTCTTCCTTTGATGCTGGTGTTTTCTACTGCCCATACGTCCCTCTTCAGATGGTACGTGCGGTTGGTGAGAATTCCTTTCAGCCCAAAATTGGGTTTAAAACCCGATATGGTATGGTTGCAAATCCTTTTGCTGGCGGCGCTGCTGTTGGTAACGGTGCTTTGACCGGGGACAGCAATGTCTACTACCGTCGAGTGGCAATTGCCAACTTGTTCTAAGAATAAGATCCTATCTTAATAGGACTCGGTAATAAGATTTGGGGTGGCAGAAATGTCACCCCTTTTTTTGAACTGATTTTGTTCTATTTGGAAGAGCCAGTATATCCGGCTTGATTGTAAGATCTTCCTGCTGAAGGTGGAATCAAAGAAGTGGATTTAGCCGGAGGTTCTGGCATAGTAACACTTATTGCATCGAGACTAGGAAGCCCGAATAGGCTTACGCCTGGCACATCTAGGGGAATGAAAGTAGGAACTGCTACTGCAGCGGCACCGGCACCGGCACCAATATTAACGAGTGAACCATCGAGATTTGCTATCCCTATAGCCAATAGATTCATCGCGCCACCTGCACTGGCATTCAATGCCCCGCCACCCGAAAGATTCAACTCACCAACTGCAGTCGCATTTAATGCCGCTCCAGCCAATAGATTCATCGCGCCACCAACCGAGAAATCCATTACACCACCTGTCTTAATTGACATAGCTCCAACTGTATTGATAGAACTAGTGAGTCCTGTATTCAATGACAAAGTTCCAAGTGTGCTTATGTTTGTTTTAGCGCCTGAAAGAATATTAATGCCCTGAGTAATGACTGGGGCATTCACCGGAGGAGTCCCTATAGGTAGGCCTGGAACTGGTGTGAATGAAGGTATTGCTCCTGTCATGCCTATAAAGAGATTACTACCAGTCATATGCGTGTCAATGACACTGGTGAGTTTAGTAAATAGACCACTCCAAGATTCAACACTATAATATCCTGTCGTGTAAATCTTATTGCCGGTGATCTTGACGTCACCACCATCTGGGCCAGGAGCACCAGTGAGACTTGGCACACCCGGCGTGAAACCTGAAGCACCAAGAAATAATTCTTTGACAGCTTTGAGAGATGCGGTTGATTTGGCTTCGATCTTTACATCACCACCTCTTGCCTCTATCATCTCAGCATTAAGATACATTGCACCACCAGAACCGAATTGAGCATTACCCCGAACTATAAGATTATAGTCACCCTCAATTTCTTCTGTCTTATTACCTGCTACGTAAACGTGTGCGTTCCCACCTATCGTCACATAGTGGTTGCCACCGTCTCCAGTTGATTGATGGAGATTACCATCCGTAACATCGTATCGATCCCCAGTCGTCTTCTGCGTGTGTGCACCAGTCGAATCTATCTGCACAAAGGAGCCAGACTTGTGATGAATCATTATTCTCTCACTTCCTGGCGTGTCATCCAATTCAATACTGTGATGAGCCGTCTCAATTACTCTATTATGAGGATATTGAGCATTGTAGGCCGAAGACGGCTCAGACCAAGTTTTATATTTGTCGTCATCATCTCTAGTTCCGCCAATCTTCAGCCCTTCTGAACGGCCCATTTCTTGGCCCAGTACATAAGTTTGATGGATATACTCACCTCTAGCTAGTCGAGGCATATTTGATTGCCCGACATCACGAGGTGCAGTACCTTGGCTCAATTCGTTGCCGTTTCTGTGTGGAATGACACCATATCCATTCTTTTCTGGGTCAAGGCCTCCTTTCACAGTCTGGCCAGGTATCATTCCTAATATCAAAGGTGTTTGGGCATCTCTGCCGTCGAGCATCATTCCATAAACAAACGCGTTTAAAGGAGGTGGTGTCATAGTCGCACCGAAGGCTTGCGCGCAGATAGCCCAAGGCAAATCTTCTGCAGCGATCTGTGTATTATCACCATGAATCGAAAACGCACGAACTTGAATTCTGCCTTCGAGCTGAGGGTCGTCGTTATTTTCTACCACGCCAATAAAGAAGAGTGGGTTCTTGATGCCTACACCATGATCAAACATATTTCACCATTTGCATTGAGGTTTCTAGTTTATCTCCAATTAAAGCATGATTAGTTGCAGTAATCAAATAATTGCCTGACAAGCGATCATCTTGTTCTTCCTCTTCTGACGATGAAGCACTAAGTATATCTAAATTTATTATCGTGCCCGGTTCTAAGTCTAACCTACCAGCTATTGAAGCCTGAACAGTGATCGCAGACATGTGATGACTATGGCTCATTCTATTAGCATACGATTGAGAATAATGTTGATCTGTTCGTAATATACCAGCATCTTCATCTGGAGCTCTATAGTCTCTATAAATGATGAATCGTGCAGCATTTTCTTTTGTGAATGTATCTTTTATAAATTCAGATGAATGTGTGTCGTCAGTAATAGACCGATGTTTCCCATTGGCAGAGATGTATTTGCCTTGCTCTCCATAATCATATGTGACTTCTTTTACCATTTTATCTAACAAATTTATTTCATACGAAACACTTTTATATCCACCACCCATCATATCTCTGGGAGTATTGACTCGAACCTTGTCTTGGATAGATGTGAATGTTGATATCTGCTCAAGGGGCTGGTCTGGTTCTCTTGATGCGAAAGCACCATAACTCATTTGCCGAATCTGCTTAGGATTATCAGTGCCTCGTTTCATTAGAAACTCATCTGTGACAAAGTAATACGAAGTCAAGGTTTCGAAAAATCGATAAGTACTAGACACAGAATCAGAACTATAAGATCTAGAGGCCAAGAACGTCATTGTTCTCTGGGGTGTATAATTTGGAATTACGGCTTTGATCTGGCCTACAGTCGGTTGCAAATACACTTGGCGATCATTACGCGCCAGAGTATACTTTTTAGTTTCGAAAGCAAGAACCTCTTTGTTTTCATTCTGATTAGTGCCCTTTGCCGGAGCAATATCACCGAAATATTCTTTGAATATGGTTTCTGCCGCAAACCCTGTAGTGACATTTTTAAAAGGTCTTATAATCTTGCGCAGAGATGCATCAAAAGATGTTTTAGATATAAAGTGCATTTTGTATGTATGGCCAGACCCGTCAGATAGTTGCATTATATTATCGATCTTTATAATCTGAGCATCTAGCCTTCTGACTGTTCCGAGATCTTCTGACTTCAACTCTAACCTGAATGCCTCTTCACCACGAAGGCCAAACTTGTCTAGTAGGCCCACAGTGTCCAGCACTTCCACTTCCCCGCGCCAAGCAACATCCTCGAGGCTTTGGGTTATTATGGTCTGTGTGATCAGCGCAGTAATATCTCGTGTATTAGTATCGTATCGAGATATCTCAGCTTTGGTGATTTCACATAATTGAGGATTAAAGTCGCTCATACATTAAAACTTTGCTTGAATTCCCGTTCGATTTGATTGATGTAATCTTTACTGAAAAGCATTATCTCTTTCTTTTCATTGTTAAGTTCTTCTTCATAATCATACAAGCGGAAGGGAACCCATTCATCTGGAATAATTCGTCTGATGATAATCTTAGAACCTTTTTCTGTACGAAGAATGACTCTGGTTTCGGCTCGGAGATAAATGGTTTGAAATGATTCGGGGGTTAAAATGATATCTTCAACGGCCATTATTATACTCCTGCAGGTCTATAATAATAGACTATATTTTCATCTTCATCTTCGCTTTTAAGCCAATTAAGAATTTCGTTGCCTTCTGCGTCTGCTATGTCTTTGTACTTATCTATCAGATATTCGTGGAATGTTTCAAGATCTTTCGGCCAGCCATGGTAAGGATCGATGATTGCATTTGCAAGGTAAACAAGCCAAACATAATCCACAGAACCATAATAGAACAGAGCGATATCTTCTGCTCGTTGACCATCCTTTACTGTGAATGGCATGTATAGATATGGGTTAGTAGATACATCCTTGGTAAACTGAGTTCGCCTAGTAATGTCCTTGACTCGTCGCCCTTGATATTCTATGATGGGAAAATGTTTAAAATACTTCATTATGGTTGTCCATCTGTTTCAGCTGCAGGTGGAGCATCTGTCTCCACCTTTGATTCGTAATCGTCTGCAGTATGAATACCTAATTCGTTTATAGTAAAAGATAGTGTCACACCTGCCGGCCGACCTCCCTGCATAACCGCCATGTCATTGCCGCCAGAATAGTCTACATCTACTGCTGAAATCATACAAGTTTTAAATCTAGGATAAAATGATTCATCAACACCAATTAGAGAGATGTCTACCACACTAGGATAAGCCAGAAATGATTTTTCAAAAATTCCAGATCCGGCCGTCGATGGTAAGGTTTCTCTCTTGAGTAAATTAACTATGTCTTTAATTATCACAGAATCTTGCGGGCTTTGTGGGTATAAGTTCCATTCGAATGTATAAGACTTAAGATCAACACCACCAAATGACATGGTTTCTTTTGGGTTTATAATCATTCCTGTTGCGGCATCAAGCGTCTTGCCCATATCACCAGGCAGAGATTTGCGTAATAGGTAGCCCAAGCCAGCGGCAACTTCTTTTCCTTTCATGTTACCAACAGCATCAACACCGCCGCCAATGGCAGCTAAACCAGCATTAAGAGCACTAGTAGCGGCGGCCTTGGGGTCTGACTTGGCACCCATGAATGCACCTGCGGCGCCGGCACCCAGGCTCTCAATACCATCGACAACTGCGCCAGCCATATCTGATACGGTCGAGTTGCCATCTCCTGAGAGTTTGGCAAGACCCATCGATACTTTTTCTGTCAAAAGATCTCGTTCGAAACCTTGTAGTCGTATGCCGGTCGAGTCAACCAATTGCATAGGAAAAGGCAGTTCGAGGTATGATGTACGTTTGATAGAAGAACTAGTATCCGAGTCAGCAGCCTTAGCACCCGAATTTGATTGCAAATCTTGAGGCGCAGAAAAAGTCTGATAATTCGACTCTAAATCACTGTATGTGTACTCTTTGAAGGCGAATAGAATAGAATGAGGATAGGGTGTCGCTGGAAACGATAGTCGAGTTGACTTCATCGTGCCCTGATTCTTTTTGATCACGGCTTCTGGTCTGCTGGATCGGCCCATCTGGGGTTCCTTAACTTGAATAAATATAGAGAGACAATTATATTTTTTATTTATATGAAAGCGATGAAATGGCATACAAAGGCAAGTTTAGACCGAAAAACCCTGCAAAATACAAGGGCGACTGGCAGAAAATAATATATCGATCCCTATGGGAGTTGAAGTTCTTTAGATTTGTAGATGATCATCCTGATGTTCTTTGGTGGCAATCGGAAGAACTCATAGTGCCATACAGATCTCCCATAGATAGTAGGGTACATAGGTACTATCCAGACGTCATCGTGCATATGAGAGCTGCCGGTCAATTGAAAACTCTAATGATCGAGATCAAACCTGCTGGCCAAACAAGACCACCAGATATAAGGAAGAAGAATGCAACCCCAAGCGGCCGCATTTCACGAAGATATTTAAATGAGGTAAAAACGTGGGGTGTGAATGATGCTAAATGGAAAGCGGCACGAAGTTACTGTGCTGACAGAGGGTGGGAATTTCAAATATGGACAGAAAAAGAATTAGGAATTAAATAAATGGCTCAAATTTTCGATGACATATTATTAAAAGGAATTCGTTCCGGTCAGGCCCCAGCAAAGACTAAAAAGGCTAGGGTTTGGTATCGTGATCAAGCTGCTGCTATGAAAAAGGGTGCCGTATCAGGGACTAAGCTAGAATCTCAACTGACAAAATCGGGTCAGGCTAAGAGCAGATTGGTCTACGGAAATATGTATATGTTTATGTATGATCCTAAGCATAAAGACACTTTGCCATACTATGATAGGATGCCCTTGATATTTCCGATAAATAGTGCTAAGGGTGGGTTTCTCGGTATCAATCTACATTATTTGCCACCAATGATGAGAGCTAAATTGATGGACGCACTATACCAAGCAACTAATAATAAGAAATATGATGAAACTACTAAATTGAAAATATCATACGACATTTTAAATGGTGCCGCAAAGTTTAAGGAATTCAAGCCTTGTATAAAGCATTATTTGTCAAATCAACTTCAATCAAAGTTTCTTTATATCAACCCCGCTGAATGGGATATTGCGCTTTTCCTTCCATCTGCACAATTTGTAGGTGCATCAAAACAGAAAGTCTATGCAGACTCAAGAAAAATTATAAGAGGATAGGACAGTGCCTTTTAACATAACAAATTTTAAATCGGCTTTAGATAAATTCGGCGGACCGAGTAGATCAAACATATTCGAGGTAAGGATATCATCTACACCCAAGAAAAACACATCTGCCATAAGGCCTCGGGATTTTTCTTTCTTTTGCAAAAACATCACCATACCAGGGATTCAATTTGCTACTGCTGTGGATTCTAATGTTGCTCAGATGCCGAAAGACATGCCTATGACTATGAATAAAGAGCCTGTTAATGCCATATTCATGTGTGATTCAGAACACCAAGTGCTGAGGTTTTTCCATTCTTGGATGCAAACTATAGTTAACTTTGGAACTTCATTAGGTTCATTCTCTGAGGTAGATGGTCAATTGCCATTCGAGGTTGGCTATCGTAGTGATTATGCTCAAGATATCATTATTAGGCACTACACGACAGATTCACAAGAATACAAATATTATGAGACTAAATTGATCAATGCGTTTCCTATAGGAATGGGTGACATTGATTTGGCATGGGAAAACAATGACAGTTTTATGACATTGCCCATTAGCTTCTCTTATGATAGAATTCAATTCGACGGTGAAATTGGTGGAACAAATAGAAGCGGACTCGGTAGAGGCGGCGGCTTATTAGAAACTATAGGTGCAATCGCAGGATTTGCCGATGTGGTAAGACAAACAGTGAATCAAGGTAATAGTGTAACGTCTGTACAAGATGCAGTGAACAGATTTACGAGAGTGAGAAATTCCTTTGATAATATTAGTGATCGTCTCGGAGGCGGTTAACAGGAGATATAAATTATGGCGTTACCAAAAATTGAGTTACCTATATTAGAAATGAAGTTACCTTCTAATGGCGAGAAGATACAATACAGACAGTTTACAGTAAAAGAAGAGAAGATTTTACTTGTTGCTCAAGAGTCAAAAGATCCAGAACAAGAAATTGTAGCCGCTAAACAAGTAGTGAACAATTGTTTGCTTGAGAAAGATATCGGCGAACTTTCCATGTTTGATCTAGAATTTGTATTATTGACTTTGAGAGCAAAATCCATTGACAATAATATATCGTTTAATATTACTGATCCAGAAACAGAGGAAGCAGTAGAGGTTTCTTTGAACATCGATGAGGTCAGTCTGACTCGTGATGAGGCTCACACAAATCGAGTCAAGATCAATGACGAATACACATTGTTTTTGAAATATCCGACGATAGACGAGTTCATTAATATTGTAGGTATGAACCCAGAGGATCCATTAGTCAATTACTTTATTATGGTTTCCTGTTTAGACAAGGTTGCATCAGATGATGAAGTCCATCTATTTTCAGAATATAAAGATGAAGAAGTCGATGATTTTATGGGCAGTATGACTGGAGATGTGATCCAAGGTGTTCAGAAATTTTTCGAGACTATGCCAAAATTAAGACATGAGATTAAGTACGTCAACAATTTAGGAAATGAGAAAACATTTGTTATTGAGGGGATGCGAACTTTTTTTATCTAATGCTGTGCCATAGTACATTGGCAAACTATTATCAAAACATGTTTGCCTTGGTACAGCACCATAAATACTCTATAACAGAGATTGAAGCTCTAATACCCTATGAAAGAGACTTATATTTCACGATGCTAGTTAATTATATCGAAGAACAAAACGAGAAGCAGAAGAAGAGATAGTATGGCTGAAAAAACTCCAAAAAAAGGGAAGGCAGGCGGCCTGGCCAAAGAAAGGCAGGACGAGAAGAAATATTCTGCTGAAACAGAAGCAATTATTGATCGCCTGAAAGCCGAGGGCAAACTGACGCGAAACGGAAAGAACTCTCTCCGTACTGTTTCGGTTGAGCTTGGTAAATTCAGTGAAGCATTCAAATCTATATCTGCTAGTATCGGAGATCAGACTGGATCCTTAAATGGCATGGCCGTGGCGGCCGCAAAGCAAGCAGAAATACAAAAGACCGAGCAGGACTTTAAAGAACTCGACGGCGGCGGCGACGAATCAGATACAGCTAAAGAGATTAAAGCTCTCAGAGAAGCCGCTGATCTTATTGGTGCAAAGAATGACTTGAAGGAGAAACAAGGGCCGGGCCTTATCGGATCTTTACTGGGAGGCAGTCTTTTTAAGAATATTGCTTTGTTAGCAGGTGGTGGGTTTGTTGCATATAATTTTGCTAAAGGTTTCATCGATAAGATGACTAATGGAGGGTTTTCTAGGTTTCAGAATACTATATCTGATATTGATTGGTCTGAAATAGGGGATTCTGTCAAGGCCATGGGAACTACTGCCATGGAGTTTGCTTCCACTGCTACGGCTGGTCTCGGTTCAATGATAGAATTCTTCGATGATCCACTCAAAATCCTTTTAGGACTCTCAGGTGCGGTTGTTGGTGCAAAACTTCTCACATCAATTGGAACCTCAATTGCAGCAAAAGCAATCACCGGATTAGTGATGGGATCACCTGGTGCAATGTCTGGTAAGGCTGGTAAGGGCATGGGAAAGGCCATGATGGGTGCTCTTGGGGTAGCAGGTCTGATATACGCAGAAGATATTGCTGAATTTATTGTTGGAGAATCGCGAGATTCTGATGTAAAGAATTTTGATATCTCAAAGGCAGCTGCAACGGTTGGTGTATCGGTTGCTAGTGGGGCATCTATCGGCTCTATGTTTGGCCCCCACGGTATGCTCGTCGGAGCTATTCTAGGCGGCGCATACGGCCTTGGTTTATCACTCGTTGATTTTGTCAAAGAGAACTTTTTGGATACAGGTAAAGTATCTAAGGAAGGCCGTAAACAAATCGAAAGGCTGCGAGATAGACAAGAACTGATAGAAATGATGGGCCAAGAGAAATTCGATGCAACATACGGCGGCGACGAAAGATATAATTTAGACGCTATTCGTGGTGACGCCATAGCTGCTCAGTCAGCTGCCCAAAAGAAGCTCGCAGATTTACAAGCAAAGAAAGCCGCGATTAAGACTACAAGAACTGTCACGCGCGATGGTGTCAAAACGGAAGTCGCTCTTGCCGATTTCCACATAAAATCACAATATGAAAGAGTCAATGAGAAAATAGCAGATGCCGAGTCGCAACTTAATACACTTAACGCTGCATTGGCCGGAGAAGGATTAGATCCGGCCAAATTGTCTGCGCTGGGTGCAAGTAATGATAAAGCCGTTGACTCTGTGTTGGCAGGAGAAACTCTGCCTGTGGATGCTCAATTGAGAGTAACACCATCGACGTCGAGCAGCGCGGACCTTCGTAAACAGGCAGATGCTGCTATAGCAGCAAATCCAGCCCTTGCCGCTATGCTTGATCCTGTCGGTATGGAAGCAAGAGAAAGACAACGAGGTATGCTTGAAAATTCGGCTACTAATGCTATATCTTCTGTCACTGTGGTAAATCAAGGCGGGAATATAAATAACAGTGTGAGTACAACCAAGGGTGGAGATTCAGTAACTGTTGGTCAGAGTATAGGTGGTGGCTTTACCTTCGGGAACGGTGATATCTACGGTCTGGCAAATTAAAATAGGGCCCGAAGGCC